GGGAGGTAGATATCTCCGGGAAGCGGATAGGTCGGGGTAAGAACCACTCCCACGTCGCGGTTCCAGTGCCAGCCCTCCACCTGAACTTGACGCATTGTCTCGTCCAGAATCTGCTTGGCGATAACCGCGTCCACCACTCCGGTATTCTCGATGGTGTTCACCGGGGCTTCCCCGATGACGGAGAGCATGGTGTTCACCGCGTCCAATTCGGTGGTAAGCGCGAGGGACATTTGCTCCTGAAAGTGTAGTGACTATACCGGAACCAAAAAAAGGGAGACTCCCGTAGGAGCCTCCCTGTTGGCGGTGTTGGAATTACGGAGTAGCCGTGGCCTTGGACAGCTCAACGGCGCACTCGGGACGAAGGATACCATGGCCCATGGCGTACTTCGCGACGATGAGGGTACCCTGACGGTTGATCTGGTATTCACCCTCTACCGTGAGGTCCATGAGCTTCACGGTACCAACCGCGCTCCGGTTCATGACGATACCCACGGTATCCGAGAAGTCACCGGCGTACTTGTTGAGCGGGCGCGGGCCGATGTTCGGAGTGACGCCCGAGGGTACGTTGGCCGTGCCGGACGGAGCCGTGATATTGGTGCTCGGGACGTGGTTGGACTTGACGATCTCAATACCAGCGACCTGGTAAACCTTACCCTGAGCGATATCGCCGTTTCCGCTCGTGAAGTCCCGGTTGATGGTCTTGTTGTCGAGGACAAGCTTGTAATACTGGGCCGGACGGAAGATGGCGAAGCGGTCAAACTCCGGAACGTTCTTCTCGTCCAGAATCTGAGCGGCCTGATACAGCGCCTCGACGAGAGCCCCGTTAGTGTTAGCCGGGAGGTCCGTGCCACCCTTCACGATGGAGCCACCATAGCCCCCCGTGATCGTGGCCGAGTCGCGGGCCGCAAGAACAGCCGTCTGAAGGATGTTCTTGTCAGCCGTGGTGGCCAGAGCCGCACCGCACTGCCGGGTGTACTCACCACGAACATCGTAGTGGTTCTTCGCCTCATCAATCTGAGGGATGAAGACCGGGGCGACCAGAAGGTCGTCGATGGTCAGGACACGCTCGCCATGCAGAATGGCCTGCCCTTCAAGCTCGTTGCCCGGAACGTGGTAGTAAGCCGAAGCCGTACCGATGGCCGGGAACTGGGCCGACTTACCGCTAGAAATGGTCCGCACATAGTGGCGGTCCATCATAACGTTCAGCTCCTCGAACGCGGTCAGAACCTCGCCCGAGAACTGCTTCAGAAAAAGTTCGTCATCCGCGCCCGTGCCGTTCTTCAGGCCAAGGCGGGAAGGAGTAATGTTGCTCATTTTGTCCTTGAAGAGAGTTGTTGTAGGAAGTTGTTGGTCCTTCCCTTGAACAACTCACACTCCACGCAAGGTTATCTCCCTCGGGAGGCCAAGGTTTTCGTGTGATGTTCTAGGTGGCACCTATCATCCCGCTAACAAGCGGTAACGACTTCACTCCCTTCAGGGAGAAAGACCGGGGGCGTACCCCCAGTCTCTTTGTTAGGACTTGGCCCGCTTCGTGAAGAGGCCAGCGATAATCTCAATCACGCGGTAATACTTGGCAAGCAACTCGTCGTCCTTCGGCGTTGGCGTGAGGTTAACCACGGCAAGCGCGAAGGCATGAAAACCGTAGAGGAGAGCCAGCCACTCCTCGATGCTGATGGAAGATAGAAAGGAAAGCATGTTGTCCTCAGAACTTCGAGGCCGCCAGTCGTGCCTCCACGTCAGCCCGGTAAGCCGGGTCTTTCCGGTAGCGCGGGTCTCGCATGTCACGGACTACCTCCGCCATGGATCGGTAGCCCCCCGTGCCGCTGCCCGCCTGTCCACGGACTAGGTTGGGCTCCTGACCGACTGCGGCTTGGTAACGGTGGACAAGGCCCTGAACGATGAAGCCCAAACTCTCAGGAGGGGCCTGTTCAAGCGCCCGGTTGTACGCCTCGATCTCATGAGGCGATAGGTTTGTACCGGCCCACTTCAGGGCCTTGGTGACAACCTCCTTGCCCCCGGCCTTTTCCATCGCAGCGTTGACAGCCTGCTCCTGAAGAGCGAGCTGACCGGCGATGTAGCTATCGACGAACGCCCTATCGAAACCGGCCTTAGCCAGTTTCTCATAGGACGCTTCTGACAGCTTACCGTTCTGGGCAAATTCCTGATCCAGCCCAGCAAAGTCGATGCCCGCCGCCTGCACACGGTTCTGTACCTCCTGCTGAGACGGCTGCGGGGCCTGCTGTGGCTGGGAATTGACCTGAGAGAAACGCTTCTCCAGCTCTGAATAGGAACGGGCTAGGGCCTCGTAATCGGGCTTACCGTCCTTCACGAACTTGTCAGGAAAGCCCTCCGGAATCTGGGAGACGTTGTTGGCCGGGGACGGAGTATTATTATTCTGGTCGGACGCCGGAGCCTCGGCAGGAGACTCCGACGCCGGAACCTGATAGGTCGCGGTCATGGGTTAATTGTCAATACGGACGAGACCGCCGCCGAGGTCGATAACTCTACGCGGCTTAGTGGCTTCGATTGGAGCGGTGGGAACTTTGGGGGCGGTGGCCTCCGGTGTAGTGACTACACCCTCCGCTGCCTTGGCGTCTTCCTGCTTGGACTTCTTACGGGGTGCCATAGGTTACTGTGGTTGCTCCTGCTGTTGGGCCTGACCTGCTGCCTTGATGACTTCAGGCGCAATCTGTTGGATAAGAGCCGCCTGCTGGGTGGCTAACTGTTCCGCCTGAATCTGCTCTGGAGTCTTGAGAATGTCCGCCGTATCCAGAGATACCGCCGTCCCGATGCGGGAGATGACCTTGAGCGGGTCGCCGTACTGGGCAAGCGAGCCGGGGCCTAGAAGCTGATCTGCGGTCTGGGCCAAGAGAATGATACGGTTGAGGTCGTGGCCGCGACCGAGGGCTTCCATACCTGTGATGATCGACGGGCGGACAAGATGCGGCGGGAGAGGCGGAAGTCTATCCTGCTGCTCCATGACAAGCAGGAGCCGCCGGACCAGAGGGAGTTGGAACTCCTGAGCGAGGATTGAATAGACACCGCCAAGGGCGTCTTCCAGCTCTTTCGCCATGAGGCGGATTTCTTCAGCCGTAACGCGCTCTGCGTCTCGCTGAATCGAGGAAGTCAAAAGGAATGCCTGAGCCAGACGCTGCTCGATGCGAGCGATAGTCTCCAGAGCCACACGGTAATCGTTGTACTTACCGACCTGAAGAACGCCGATGTCATCGACAACGCCGGACTTGAAGGCCCCGTTCGGAGCTGACGCCAACGCATGGGCCTGGGTAACGCCATTGGGGTTCACGAGGAACACCACCTTGGCGCTCATGGCCGTGCCTTCTACGATGGCCGCAGTAAGGGCTTCGAGGGACCGAAGGTCTCCGATGTACTCCTCTACATGTCCTCGGCCATAATCCTCTCCGTCAATCTTAGCCCAGCGTAGGGCGAAAAACGGGGGACGGTCCACGGGCCACCGCCCAGAGGTGCCGGGGACTTTCTCGCCCTTAACCTCCTGATGTACCTCATAGTACGCGCCTCGGCGCTGCACCCATGTGTAAATGTCCACCTCCGTATCCGTGTCATCGGTTCGGAGACCAACCTTCTTGACAAACGCGGGCGGAAGGTCTGAAGGGTTGACCTGCTCCTTGACGATGACTTCGGAAACAGCCCCCATTGGGTCACGCTTGACCACGTAGCGGTCGAGGCGGAAGAGCTTCAGGCCGCCCTCGGGCATCAAGTAGAGGAGAACGTTCCCGGTGACGAGGAGATGCTTGAAGCCTTCAAAAGCCGTGACTCGGATGGCGGTAGTCTCTATCTCAGTCTGAACCGCTCGCTCGATCTGGCCGAAGGTCTTCTCAATCTCCGTTCTCATCCCTTCCTGCCCGGTTAGCTGCTGGATTGCAAAGTCATCCAGCATGAGGCGGAAGAAGGGCTGGTTAGGGGGCATAAGCGCGTATATCATCTTGGAGGCGAGATTGTTCACGCCTCGGGCACCCATGCCCTGATATGGTGTGGGGAGGTCGGCGTCTCCCGTGGTCCCCTCGTC